CGCACCCCGCGCCGTCGAGCAATCCCGACCTGGTGCAGATGGCTTTCGATGATGGCGCCGTGATCGAATATGATCAGGCGGCCCACAGCCTGCGCGCGATCCTCCCCGGCGGCGGCACTGCCACGGTCGAGGCTCCCGGCGGCATCACGATCAAGGGCGATGTGACCATCGAGGGCGATATCGCGCTTGATGGTGATATGGCCATGAGCGGCACGCTCACCGCCGATCAGGACGTGGTGGCGGATGGCACGAGCCTCAAGAACCACCGGCACGGCTCGGTGCAGCCGGGCACTGGCCAGAGCGGGCCGCCGGCATGAGCGGCATGGATCGGCGCACGGGCGCCCCGCTCAGCGATATCGAGCACATCCGGCAATCGGTGGCGGACATTCTCGGGACGCAAATCGGCACGCGCGTCGGCCGCCGCGAATATGGTTCGCTGCTGCCCGATCTGATCGATCGCCCGCTCACCGGCCCCAATGTCCTGCGCCTTTATGCCGCCACGGCGCTTGCCCTCTCGCGCTGGGAAAAGCGGCTGCGCTTGCGGCGCGTCTCGCTGGTGGCCGGCAATATGCCAGGCGCCGCCACCCTCTCGATCGATGCCGAGCGGACGGACACCCCGACGCCCAACGCGCGGCTGCGCCTCTCCCTGCCCCTCAACTCCTGAACCGAGGAATCGTCCAATGGCTTTCAAGCACGGCATCACCGTTACCGAGATCACCACCGGCGCGCGCACGCTCACCGCCGTTTCCACGGCCGTCATCGGCCTTGTTGCCATCGCCGGCGATGCCGATGCGCAGGCCTTCCCGCTCGATACGCCCGTGCTGGTAACGGATCTGGGCGATGCGATCAGCAATGCCGGCGTGGATGGCACTCTGGCCCGCTCGCTGCGCGCGATCGCGGATCTGGTCCGCACCCCCGTTGTGGTGGTGCGCGTTGCCGAGGGCGAGGACGATGCCGAGACGGCAAGCAACGTCATCGGCGGCGACGTGGACGGCGCCAAGACCGGCATGCAGGCGCTGCTGGCGGCCCGCGCCCAGCTCGGCGTGCAGCCCAAGATCATCGGCACGCCGGGCCTCGAAACGCAGGCCATCACCACGGCACTTGCAGTCGTGGCGAAGAAGCTGCGCGCGTTCGCTTATGCCCGCGTCGTGGGCGATACCGTGGCGCTGGCGACCATCTATCGCGCCAATTTCAGCGAACGTGAGCTGATGCTCATCTCGCCGGACTTCCTCGTCTGGAACACGGCCACCAGCGCCAATGTCACCGGCTTCGCTGCCGCCTATGCCCTGGGCCTGCGCGCGCTCATCGATCAGGAGCACGGCCCGCAAAAGACCCTTTCCAATATCCCGGTGGCGGGCGTCCTCGGCCTCACCAAGGATTTCTATTGGGATATCGAGGATATGAGCAGCGATGTGGGGCAGCTGAACACGGCGCACATCACCGGCCTCATCCGCACCGATGCCGGCTATCGCTTCTGGGGCAACCGCACCTGCGCGCCGCTCGATGATCCTTTCCAGTTTGAAAGCACGGTGCGCGTGGCGCAGCTGCTCTCCGACACCATCGTGCGCGGCATGATGTGGGCGATCGACAAGCCGCTCACGCCCAGCCTCGCCAAGGATATCATCGAGACGATCAACGGCTTTTTCCGCCAGCTCAAGGCGCAGGGCGTCGTGCTGGGGGCCAATGCCTGGTTCGATCCGGCCCTCAATTCCACAGCAAGCCTCAAGGCCGGCAAGCTGCGCATCGATTACGATTACACGGTGCCGCCGCCGCTTGAGGATCTCGGTTTCAACCAGCGCATCACCGATGCCTATTTTGCCGACTTCGCCAGCACGCTGGGCGAGGCCGCCTGAGCGCTTCCCTTCCTTCCCCTCAATCATAGGAGCCGACCATGGGCCTTCCCCGCACCCTCAAGAACATGATGCTCTTCAACGAAGGCTCCGCCTATCTGGGCGAGACCCAGAGCGTCACCCTGCCAACCCTCACCCGCAAGATGGAAGAACGCCGCCTGGGCGGCATGAATGGCCCGGCCAGCCTCGATATGGGCATGGAGGCGTTGGAAGCCTCTTTCGTCTGCGGCGGCCCGATGCGCGACGTGCTGCGCCAGTTTGGCGTGACAACGATCGATGGCGTCTATCTGCGCTTTGCGGGCGCCTATCAGCGCGATGACAGCGGCGCGGTGGATGCCATCGAAGTGATCATGCGCGGTCGCCACAGCGAAATCGAGATGGGCGAGCAGGAAGTGGGCGAGCCGGGCGAATTCAGCGTCACCAGCGCCCTCGTCTATTACAAGCTCGTCTGGAATGGCCGCACCGAGATCGAAATCGATTTCCTCAACATGGTCGAGATGATCGGCGGCGTCGACCGCCTCGCAGAGCAGCGCAACGCCCTTGGCATCTTCTGATCCTCTGGCGGCTCGGCACCATCCGCCGGGCCGCCTTCTGATTTTCTTCCTTGGAGAGCATCATCATGACCACCCCGGCCGCCAATCCGATCTTTCGCACCGTCACGCTCGACACGCCCATTCAGCGCGGCGAGCAGTCGATCGAAACCTTGCAGCTGCGCAAACCCCGCTCAGGCGAGTTGCGCGGCCTCTCGCTGGTGGATCTCGGCCAGCTCAAGGTGGATGCCTTGACCAAGATCATCCCACGGATCTCCACACCGACGCTCACCGAGGCCGAGGTAGGCAATATGGACCCGTCTGATCTGCTCGCCTGCGGCGCGGAGATCGGCAGTTTTTTGTTGCAGAAGTCGCAGAGAGCGGCGCTCCACGATTGATCGAGGAGGCCATGGCGGATCTGGCGATCACCTTCCACTGGTCGCCGGCCGTCATGGACGAAATGAGCCTGTCCGAGCTGATGGGCTGGCGCGAGCAGGCCGCCAAGCGGTCAAAACCCCCTGAAAAGCCGGGAAAGCGATAATGGCCGACAAGAACCTTCGCCTGCAAGTCATCCTCGAGGCGCTCGATCGCGTCACCGCCCCGCTCAAATCCATCACCGGTGCCAGCAGCGGCGCGCGCAAGGATCTGGCCGAGACACAGAAGCAGCTGCAGAAGCTGGACGCAGTGCAGCAGCAGATCGGCAAGTATAAGGCCGCCGAGGGCCGCTATGCCGCCGACACTCAAGCGCTGGCCGAGCAGCGGGCCAAAATGGAGGAACTGCGCGCCACGCTCGCCAAGACCGAGGCCCCTACCAAGAAACTGCGCACAGAATTCGAGCGCGCTGAGAAGCAAACGGCGGCGCTCACGGCCAAGGTAGATAAGGGCGGCGATGAGCTGCAGCAGCTCTCCAAGCATCTGGGCGCCGCCGGCGTTGATGTGGCGAACCTCGGGCGCCATGAGGATCAACTCGCGTTGCAGACGCATGACGCCAATCAGGCGTTGAAGCGCCAGGTCGAGCAGCTGGATAAGGTTGCACAAGCACAACGCAACACCGAGAAGCTCAACGATATCAGCTCAAAGGCCACCGGGCTCGGGCTCGGCATGGTCGCGACCGGCACCGCCGCCGGCGCGCCGATCGTGATGGCCACAAAGCAGGCGATGACGCTGGAAGCGGCAATGGCCGATGTGCGCAAGGTGGTGGACTTCGACAGCCCCGAGGCCTTCGACAAAATGTCATCTGACATTCTCGATCTTACCGAGCGCGTGCCCATGGCAGCGGAAGGAATCGCGGCGATTGTTGCTGCAGCGGGCCGAGCGAACGTGCCGCGTGAAGAGCTGCTGCGCTTCGCCGAGGATGCCGCCAAGATGGGCGTGGCCTTCGAGAGCACTGCCGAGGAAGCCGGCGGGACAATGGCCAAATGGCGCACGGCCTTTGAGCTGCCGCAAGATGGCGTTGTGGAGCTGGCCGATCAGATCAACGCCCTCACCAATACATTCGGCGGCAATGTGGGCGCCGTTACCGAAATGGTAACGCGCATCGGGCCGCTGGGCAAAGTGGGCGGCTTGGCAGCATCTCAAATCGCCGCGATGGGCCAAGTGCTATCGAGCGTGGGCGTTGAAAGCGAGATCGGCGCCACCGGGATCAAGAACATGATGCTGGCGCTTACCAAGGGCGGCGCAGCCACCAAAACGCAGCAGAAGGCATTCAGCGCGCTTGGCCTGGATGCCGGCAAGATGGCCAAGGCGATGCAGGACGATGCCGGCGGCGCGATCCTCACCGTGCTTGAGCGTTTGAAAGCGCTGCCTAAGGATGCGCAGTCCGCAGCCCTCACCCAGCTATTCGGATCCGAGAGCGTGGGCGCGATCGCGCCGATGCTCACGAGCCTCGATCAGCTCAAGGCTAACTTCGCTCTGGTCGGCGATGCGAGCCAATATGCCGGCTCGATGAACAAGGAATATCTGGGCGCGATCGCCACCGCCGAGGGCGCCACCGCGCTCGCCACCAACGGGCTCACCGCCCTCAACATCACCATGGGCCAATTCCTGCTGCCCAGCGTGGTAGCAATTGCTGAGAAAGTCTCGGGCGCGGCCAACACGATGCGCGAATGGGCGCAAGATCACCCAGTACTCGCAAAGGGCATCATGATGTTTGTCGGCGCCGGCGCCGCGCTGCTGATCCTGCTCGGCATGCTGGCGCTCGGCTTTGCCGCCCTCACTGCCGCCGCTGCCCCTCTGGGAATCGCGCTCGCGCCGCTGCTGCTCATCGTGGCCGCGATCGCCGCCGTGGCTGCTGCTGCCTATCTCATCTATGATAGCTGGGATGGTATCGTAGCGTGGGCAAAGGCCAAATGGGATGGCATCGTGGGCGCGGTGATGGGCGCCGTGAACTTCCTCAAGGCGCTCGACTTCGGCCAGATCGGCCGCGATCTCATTCAAGGCCTGATCAATGGCGTGATCGGCAAGATGGCCGACCTCAAGAACACCATCACCAACGCGGCCACCGCCGTAACGGGCTGGTTTAAGGAGAAGCTCGGCATTCGCTCCCCTTCCCGCGTGTTCGCAGGACTCGGCGGCTATGTGATGGAAGGGCTCGATAAGGGCCTCGCGGCGAACAGCTCCGGGCCGCTGCAGCGCATCACCGATCTATCGGGCCAGATGACGCGGGCGCTCGCCGTTGGCGCCGGGGGCGCGGCCATGGCTGTCGCGGGCCCAGCAGCCGCGCAGGGCGGCGCCGGCGCAGCCGTTGCAGCGCCGCCGGCGGCGCCTGTCACCTATCACATCGACATCAAGGTTGGAGCCGGCGCGGCGGCAGACGATATCGCAGACGCCGTCCGCAAGGCGATCGAGCAGATCGAACGCGAGAGGCGCGGCCGTGGCTTTGGCGATGATTAAGGAGGCGCGGCCATGCACCTGATGGCGCTCGGCATGTTCATCTTCGATCTGGGTTCGCTTGCCCCGGATGAGCTGCAGCGCAAGGCCGATTGGCAGCACGCCCGCGCGCGCCGTGTCGGCGCCCGCGATGCCGCGCAGTTCATTGGGCCGGGCACCGAAACCATCACGCTATCCGGCGCGACCTATGCCGAGCTGTCCGATGGCCGCGTGAGCCTCGATGAACTGCGCGAGATGGCAGGCGCCGGGGATGCTGTGCCGCTGGTGAGCGGCGCCGGCGAGGTGCTTGGCACCTTCGTCATCGAGGCGATCGATGAGCGGCACGCCTATCTCATGCA